TTTTCCTCTTTGACTCCTGGACGCAGGAGGGTAGCCGTGGCAGCCGTGGAGATGTACAAGAGACAACTGTCGCAGCAGGTGGAACGCAGGCAAATAAGGATGAGCAAAGACGTATACGAACTGATGGAGCCGTTGATAGGAGATTTGCCGAATGAGGAATTTTGGGTCGTGTCTATAAACCAAGCCGGACGGCTTATCAAGAAAGTACGCATATCGGTAGGCGGCATTGACCAGACTTCAGCGGATATAAGGCTGATTATGCGCGTGCTGATTGATACGGGGGCAGTGCAGTTCGCAGCGGTGCATAACCATCCGAGTGGCAACAGCCGACCGAGCAATGAAGACAAGAGGCTGACGGAGCAACTTAAAAAGGCGGCAGGGTTATTCAATATCACAATGATAGACCACGTGATTATAACGAATGGTGAATATTACAGTTTTGGCGATGAGGGGCTGATTTGACGGAGGGGTGCAGGGCGCACCCATTCCGTTTGCTCGCACGCTCGCAAACGGAATGGGGCCCGAAAAGCGGAATGACTGGTCGTATTACCGTTCCTTCAACCACGGAGGGGGTATGTGCGAAAACAGTTGCTTTTTGCACATGAAACGAATTTCGTGTGCAAAATGTGGGTGATTTTGCACGTTTGCTTTGTTTTTTCAAAATATTATCCCGATGTTTGTAGTGCCCAATTTTAATATAGAAAATGAATCCCTTTTCATCGCGTAATCCGTAAAGCCGGATTAAGGTTTCACTATTACCTTTGGGCATGCGATGATAAGGGATTCGCCATATATCAGAATCGATATGGCAAATAACAAAGTAAGCATATATCTGACACTAAGACGTTTTAGGAGAAGAATAAAAAGCCAAAATAAGAGAAATAAGAGGAAAAAACAGAGAAGTTTTACATTAGAGAATAACAGAAAATATAGGGAAATTGCAAAACTAATTCATTCTTATGAAGATGCTTTGCTCTATTTTATGCCTCGGAATCTGTCATATCTTACTCAAAATGAAAAGAGTCCTTTCTATGTAAAGAACTTAGAGAAAGAAAAATTTAAAAAAGTACGAACCTTTGATGTGCCGAGTTGTTTCTCTATTATCAAAAATGAAAAAGAAAGTTTTCTTTTTCTGAAACAAATAATATCGGCATTTGTTTATCAAACGTGTGATGATTTATGGATTGATTATAGAAATTGTCAGGAGACGGATTTAGTAACACAAATCTTTTTGGATGCCATCTTATTGGAAATAGATTGTTTTATAGAAAACTGCAAAAAAGCAAATATATACGATAAGTATGTGAGGCTTGCTTCCATTGGCGGTAAGAATATGAACAACAGTTCGGTAAGAAGATTACTCAATTCCGTAGGTTCTCCTGCGGTATTGCTTAACAGACAAATTCTGTATAGAGATATTATTCCATATAGGTTAAAACGTTTTGATGGAAAGAACTTGAGTCATTCAAGTCTTTTAGCTCAAAAAGAAATAGACACTACTACATTGCTTGACTATGTAAATAGCTGTTTAAGCAGGGTGAAAAAATCACTGAATAGAGAAGCGATGAAAGATTTGGGCTATGTAGTAGGTGAGACTTTGATAAATGCAGAAGAACATTCGTCGTTGAGATATAGATACTTGATTGGATATTTTGAGGAATGCACAGAAGATAACAGACATTTTGGGATGTTAAACTTAGTGATATTGAACTTTGGACAAACTATTTATGAGAAATTCAAATATCCAGATGAAGGCATTCCTGTGAATTCTGACTGCTTGAAAAAAATGAAAGATTTATCCGATAACTTTCAGTCTCATAGTTGGTTTAATAGAAACTCATTTACGGAAGAAACATTATGGACATTATATTCATTGCAAGAAGGGGTTAGTTGTATCCCCAAGGATGTGTGTAAGAGAGGAAATGGTACAATTCAATTTATAAACAGCTTTTTTAAGTTGAAGGGCGATGATAAAGCTGATGATATTTCGCGAATGTATCTCTTGTCTGGCAATACAAGAATAGATTTTGACGGAACCTATAAATTGGTAGATGTACAAGATGAAAATGGAGTGCCGCGAGGAATTATATCTTTTAATGAATCAGGAAAATTAACGGATATTCCAGATCGAAAATATGTTCGCGCAGTACCTTACTATTTTCCTGGAACTGCTATATTTGCAAAGTTATTAATTAATGATGATGATTTGAATAATGAATAAACAAAGTAACATCGTTGATTTGGAGGATTTTAGAACTCAAATCGGCAACATAAAATCGAAAGTGTTTACCGGAAGAGATCGTGGAGAAGACGTTCGCGAAAGAAGCCGTTTGAATGACTTGTTTGAGCAGTACGATAAGGTTAAACTTATTATACCTAAAGATATATATTCTATCACCCCATCTTTTTTGGAAGAATTGTTTAGGAACATAGTGGAGAAAAACGGAAGGTCAATTATTGAACAGAAATTGGAACTGGAAACAAATGGTTACGATTTGCAGAGTCCGTTGGAAGAAGCTATTGAAAGAATTCTTCAACATAAGACAGGTTTAGATAAGTAATGGATATGGATATAGCGATTATTGATAGCTTGACAATGATTAAGGATACGGTTATGACTGTTGTTCCACAGCAAATGCCACAAGAACCATATTCATTGATGGGCATTTTGGATGTAGTCTATAAAATAGCGATGATTCTTATCGCCGCATTTAATGCTTGGTTCGCTTATACGATACATAAACTGAAAAACAAGAAAGAAGATGATTTCAAGGAAGCTGATAGAAAAATAGCATTACTCAAAACTCTTATACTTGATTATAATTTAAAGTTTGTATATGAATTTTTCGATAATCTTGAAGCACATCTAAGTGAGTTGAATGAACGGAAAGCAGATAAAAGAGCCATAGAATCTCATATACAAGCTGATTTTAAGAGATTGAATGAGAAGTTTGTGAATTTGTTGTCTGCTGTTGATAGAAAATTATATGATAAAATTTTGGATATAAGCGATTCCTGTAGAGATAAACTTGTTACAAACATAGGAAATGAAGGTGTAAATTTGTATGTCGAAGCACAGTATAAAAATCTGATAAAGAACCCCTATGATGATATAAAAAGAACAATATTGAGTGAGCTATTTGGTTACAAAGGTATGTAACTATGACATATTTTTTACGGGAAGCGGAGAAAAAAACTCCGCTTTTCTTTTTGCACTTTCAAATATTATCCCCATATTTGCAGTGCATTCCATTTTGAATAGGCGGAGATTGTTCGCCAACTTTTGCCGTTGGCATTTTTTATGCCTATGGATCAACTATAAGTTCCGACCCCCGTGTGGAGCGTTAATGCGCCCACTGCCTATTCAAGGTGGAATGCAACGGGAAAGCGGAACTTTCTTTGTTTATAAGTTTTTCCGATTCTTTGGAGAAGGTTCCCTTTCCCGTCTTTAATAACATATTGTTTCATTTTAATTGCATTCCAAAATGAAAGAACTAACTATTGGTACGCAGTCCGTACCTGCTCCACGCACATCTGTGGGCGAATCCGTTAACGCTCTTACCGAGCAAGTCAATAACATTCAGCGTCGCTACTATCGTAGCATGGCTCCTGATTGTGAGCTTAACAGTTCTTCTGACCGTTGGTATTTCGGTGCCATCCTCTCTATTTGTATCGGGCTTGTTTTCCCACCGTTGTTTGTGGTGTCTGCATTGTGCGTTTATAAGGCAAAGAAGTGCCGGAAAGGAGGGGAGGTATGACTAAAGACGAATACATCGCATTCCTGGAAAGCGAAAATGCGCGATATTACAAAGAAATCCAGCAGCTTACTTATGAAAAAGGGCTTCTTAAGGGTAGGCTTATGGGGATATATGAGTGCAACCCCAGGCTGGGCATGGAAGTCATAAAGGGAGGCAAGTATTATGCATTGGTACAGAAAGGAGACGTGAGATGAATGAAGCTGCAAAGAATAGCAAGAATATATACCGGATGGAATACCAGCTTGAGGTCCCGGTATCAGCAGGGTTGAAACCATTGTTCCAACAGATTGAAGAAATACGGTCTGAATTGGGTATAGAACCTTCGGATGATGATATCTGTGTGTTGTTTCCGTGTGGGAAAAAATATATTCATTATAGTGTCAAGGCTTTGATATATTATTCTCGAGAGGATGCCTTATCGGTTCTGACTGGAGGCATGAGCGAAGAGGATTACATCGTGCGCCATATATGTTCGAATACAGATGCTGACGGCAAGGTTCTGACGCATGAGGATGGTGGTCTGGATGACTTTTCCGTAGAGGATATTTTCTAAGAAACATTTTTTTTACATTTGAGAAGCCGGTGGTCCGTGATGGATAGCCGGTTTTTTTGTGTCCTTTTTCAAGGTGACGCTTGAAGATACCTTTGTCCTGGATTAATAGGTAAAGATATGGCGGTTAACATACAAGACTTTAGAATGGCAATCCGGATTGATAATTCGGAGGCGAAAGCGAAGTTTGACGAGACCAAACGGCAGATTGATGCTGTCAAGGCTGAAATGGCGAAATTGCGGGCAGAAGGGAAGGAGAATTCAGCGGAATACAAGGAGCAGAAAGAGAATTTGGATAAACTGAATGCCGCGCTCGCCGTTCAACGTATAGAGGCTGGAAAGACTGCATTGTCTTACTCGGAATTGCGCAAGGCTGCGGCTTCCCTCAAGAGGCAGATGGATAATGCCACTCCCGGCACGGAGAAATGGAAAGCGCTACGGGCTGATTATCTGCTGACCAGGCAACGGATGAGAGAGGTGGAGGTGCAGGCACGTGAGACCCGTTTTTCTCTTTCCAAAATGGCTGATGGGGTTAATAGGTATGCAGCTATGGGGGCAGGAGTTGTCGGGGCTCTTACCGGGGTGGTCTTGACTGCCCGCAAATGTGTGGATGAATATGCGGAGATGGAGGAAGCCGAAGCACAAGTTATCAAGTACACCGGTATGACCCGAGATGAAGTCAAGGGACTGAATGAAGAGTTCAAGGAAATGGATACCCGTACAGCGCGTGAGAAGCTGAATGCTCTGGCCGGTGATGCTGGTCGTTTGGGGATTACCGGGAAGAAGGATGTATTGGAGTTTGTTGATGCGGCCGATAAGATTAATGTGGCACTGGGTGAGGATTTGGGGGATGATGCGGTGAAGAACATCGGCAAGTTGGCACAGATGTTCGGCGAGGACCAGAAACTTGGGTTGCGTGGGGCGATGTTGGCTACCGGTAGCGCCATTAATGAGGTAGCACAGAACTCCAGTGCGGCAGAAGCATACCTGGTAGGATTTACTGCTCGCGTGGCAGGGGCGGCGAATCAGGCGAAAGTCTCTCAGGGTGACATTCTGGGATATGCCTCTGTACTTGACCAGAACATGCAGCAGCAGGAGATGGCGGCGACGGCTTTCCAGACGCTGATGATGAAGATGTACCAGGAGCCAGCCAAGTTTGCCAAGATTGCAGGGCAGAGCGTGGAGGACTTTACCTCTCTTATCAAAAAGGATGCGAACGAGGCGATACTTCAGTTCCTGGATACATTGAATAAAAAAGGAGGGCTTGACCAGCTGGCACCTATGTTCAAGGAGATGGGGCTGGATGGTGTCCGGGCTTCTGGTGTCATCAGCACGATGGCCGGCAAGATAGATGACATTCGTAAAGCGCAAAGATTGGCCAATGATGCGTATCGCGACGGTACCAGCATCATTAAAGAGGTCAATGTACAGAACAATACGGTTCAGGCGGGGTTGGATAAGGCGAAGAATAACTTCAAAGATATACGGGTGGAGCTGGGTGAAAAGCTCCAGCCGGTGATGAAGTACATGATAACGACGGGCGGTCTGACGGTGAAGGGATTGGGAACTATGATTTCCATCTTATGGAAGTACAAGGGGGCCATTGTTGCAGCCTCGGCTGCTGTTGCTGCCTATACATTGGTCGTAAAGGCAGACACTATGGCCAAAAGCTTGTGGACCACTATAACCAAAGGCGCTACTGCTGCGGCGTCATTGTTTAACAAGACATTGAAGGCTAATCCGTTGGGACTTGTAGCTTCGGTATTGGCTGGTGTCGTATCATATCTGGCTATATTCAAAACCAGGACCAATGAGGCGACTGAGGCTCAGGAAGCCTTGAATGCCAAAATGGAGCGCTATGAAACGCTGATGGGACGTATTGCCGGCATAAAAAGCAAAGCCGATAATCTGGATTTGCTGGATGATGACCAGAAGCAACGTACACGGAGCGAGACTGAAGCAGCTATCAGCGAACTTAAGGACCGCATGGCTGAAGAGATGGCGATTCACCGTAAATGGTTCCAGGAACAAAAGGCGGAAAAGATGAAATGGATTGGCGATGACAAGTCTTTGGAAAAGGCGGTTATCGGTGGGTTAAAACATCAACTGCAAGAACGCCTAAAATTATATGGTAGCTATGCTGTGAAGAAAAAGGAATTGGAAGCGATTCTTGCAAAGCTGCCCGAACAAGAAGTAGATAATCCGGTGCCAGGAGGAAACAGCAATGGAGTAGATGATAATGGCCTTGACAAAGAACTGAAGGCCCGTGAAGAAAAGCTGAAAAAGGGCTATAATGCAGAGATAAATCTGCTGAAAGAAAAGCTGCTGAATGAAGGCATGGCACAGCAGGAATATCAGGAAGAACAATATAAGGCTGAAATGGCTTATCTCTGGAGCCGGAAAGCTCTACTGGTGGAGTATGGCAAGGACTCGTCCGAAATCCAGGGGCAGATTTATGACAAGATGATTGCAGAAGCAGACCGGTTGACAGAAGCGTCTAAGGAGGCCGATAAAAATGCCCAGTCTGATAATCTGGCCACTATTGACGAAGAATATCAGTTACAACGGACTGCATTGAAGCAAGCATATATTGCAGGTGACATCAAGCGGGAAGCTGATTACTTGGAACAACTGAAGGATTTGGAATACCAGTACCTGGAGGAACGTAGAGATATGTTGGCGGCCTATGGGGAAGATATATCTTCCATTGATGCAAAATTGCAGGATATGGATTTGGCAGATGGCAAGGAAAACAAGAATAAACAGCGTGAACAAGGTTTCAAGGAGATAGATTCCACTTCTTCCTTTTCTCAGAAAAACGATATTCTTCAGTCAATGTACGATGCCGATTTGATAACGTATGAAGAATATCAGGCTGAGAAGACCCGTATTGAGGAAGAGTATGAGGATGAACGGATGAAATTAGTTGGTAAGGCTTTTGACATTATGGGCGATGCAGCTTCTACATATAGCCAGCTTGTAGCCAATATGCAAAATCGGGAAATTAGTAAGATTGAAAAGAAATATGATAAACAAATTAAGGCAGCACAAAAAGCAGGTAAAGACACCACTAAACTTGAAGAAGAAAAAGAAGCTACCATTGACCAGATTAAAAAGAAATATGCTGATAAGGAATTTGCGGCAACTATAATGCAAGTAATAGCTAAGACTGCACAAGCAATTATGGTTGCGTGGACTGCTGGTCCCATACTTGGCCCTATACTTGGGGGATTGGCTGCAGCTCAAGGTGCTGTTCAATTAGCCGTCGCCAAGCAGCAGCGTGATGAAGCGAAGGGGCTGAAATCCGGTGGTTATGTGGATGAGTATGTGGAGGGCTATACCAAGAACGGCAATCCTGATGATGTAGCTGGTGTTATTCCGGTACATAAGAATGAGTTTGTGGCCAACCATGAAGGTGTGGCCAATCCGCATGTGCGCCAGTTCTTGGATGTATTTGACATTGCACAGAAAAACGGGACTATCCGTATGCTCAATACGACGCAGATATTGGAGCAGGTTCGTACACGCAGCGGCAAGTATGGCGGTGGTTATGTTGATACGAGTGATTACTCTATGGCGTTGTCGTCCGACAAAGGTAACGTCTTGTCTGGCTTGACACCGGAACAACGCTCGCAGATCGTGAGGTTGTTGGTTCGCAACAATGAGTTGCTCGAAATTCTCGCAAAAAAAGAATTGGTGGTTGACTCCCGTAAGGTGCGGGATGGCATAAAAAGGCTCGAAGTCCTGGAGGGTAATGTCAGTAGATAGTGTCCTTTTTTTATGGTACCGGTACAGATAATTTTGCAACATGAATGTATTCCAGGCAATAGATGAAATGAGGCAGTTGTCCTCCGAAGGAAAAAGCTTTTCTTTTTCTTTCATGAGTTATAGTTATGAGCGTCGCAAAAGCGATGGGGTCATAACGGTGAACAATGCACGTCTGCGTAAGCAGAGCCATAAAGAGAACAATAGGTTTGCTGATTATATGCTGAATTTTATCAATCTGGATACCATGGAATATGGCATGTGCTGGCAGCCTCTATTGCTGTCTTTTAATGATAATGAACTTGAATTGGGTTGATGGATACCAAGTTTGAAAATATAGTACCTTGGAATGGCTCGAATGATACCGGGCGCGATGTTCGCTTAAAGTGGGAACGAAACTTTAAGCGCATAGCGGATGCCTTGAAGGAATTGTCTGATACGGATAAGCAGATTATAAAGGATGTTTTAAAAGAAATAGATAAAATATTTCTGCATAAGGATAAAGAGGACGGCACAAATTTTCTGTTGAAGTTCGGCGAGTTTATCGACTCTATGGTCGCGGGCAAGGGTGCCGGAATATTCCCTGACGGCCGCGCGCAGTTTGAACGCCTTGAAGTCCGCGATTCCCTTACTGTCCTTGAACTTATCTTCAACCGTCTCTCTGCCATGGAGAGCGACTATTCCTTCTCCGAGTCCGGTACTATCGAAAGTGTATCGCAGCTTGAAGACGGCACATACAGCCTGAAGATGAAGAAGCGGTGGGATAACGACTTTACTGCACTGGCAGAAAACGATGTTGTATATGGTGTTGTCAATGACCTTACATCAGGTGGCGGCAAGTATTATACCTCCTGGCTACGTGTCTTGCATGTTGACATCTCAGCCAATATGCTCAACGCTGTGATGTACCCTGATAGCGAGGTGCCGGGTGGCAAGAATTATCCTCCTGAGCCGTTGATGATATTATCACACCGTGGTAACCCGGTTGATACTGAACGGCAGGGTTATTGGTATCTGTCATCCCGTGAGCATTGTATCTGCATGCTTAACGGGGTCACAAAACCCGTCCTTGAGGAAAGCAACTATTCGGTGATCGTCGGCAGGCTGAAGCATCTGTCTCTGTTCGACAACCTGCCCATCAACTACCTGCACTCTTATATCTACGTCCGGGGATTGGTAGCGCAGGACATCCACCGCATCGACTTCCAAGGCGTATTGCCCCGCATCGCCAACGACCGCGGCGAGTGGAGCATGGAGACCGCCACGGGAGCAGAACCCTACCAAGCCGACCGCGAGGCACAGACCGAGACCGTACGTGTGATGATGTACGATACCGTATGGCACTACGGATGCAAGTGGATGTGTCTTGTTTCCGGCACTACCGACGAACCGAAGTACGGAGCAGCGGGCTGGGTAATGGTCGAGGGCAATCCGGATTTCAGCATCGATATAGAAAGCTCCAATGGCTGGTACTTCGATGCGGAGCGTTTTGCGACCACCCTCACCATTACCGGTGAGCTGTACAACCGTGACGTGACGGCGCATATCCTTGACGCTGATGTGGAGTGGACGCGCGACACGGGCAACGTCACCGAGGACAACGCCTGGGCGGTCGCACACGCGGAAACCGGCAAGTCGCTGCCGCTGACGGTCAATGACCTCGGTCCCGACTATATGAACATGACCGGGTGTAAGTTTATCGCAAGGGTGCTGCTGCGTGACGGGCAGAACAATTATGAGACAATGAACTATATAACTTTCTAATTATGCAGACTATACAGAAGAAGATAGAGGTCAACTACCGCCCTCTCCAGACCAGCGGCGGGATAGAGGTTGTCGGTAGCGTGCCGGACGTGCAGGTGTACCAGGCTGACAAGGCCGAGTACACTCCGGACTACACGCTTACCCCCCTGACACTGTTCCCCCGGTGCAATGCCACCGACCCGGATGCGGTGGTCAAGGTGGGTACGGTCAACGCGTCATTGGTCAACATGAAGTGGTACGAGCGCTTGAACGGTGTACGGACATTGATTACATCTGCCAACAAGAGCTATGTCATTACCGAGACCGGAGCCGAGAAGGGTAAGATACAAGTGAAAAAGAATACCGTTCCCGGCAGTCCGGTAACACTGGAGTTCTACGCCGAGTATGTCGATGCGAAGCGTACCGGACAGACGCACGTCTACCGTTTCAGCCGTCTTGTTCGCGCCGTAGATGGCAGCGAAGCACAGCCTAAGCTGGTGATTGATTCTCCTTCTTCTTTGGATTGGAATCCTTGCCGTGATATATCAAAACATATCATTACCGCCAAGCTGCTTGTTGGCGATGTAGATGTCACAGCAACCAACAAGTGCAAGTTCTTCTTCTATCGGAAGCTGAATACGGGCGCACTGGAGCAGATTACCGACGGTAACGGCGACAATGACTGGGAGTTCGTATCACTGACAAAGAACGTGCTTACCATAGACCGGGACTATATCGGCCACGAACAGACCTACGTCGTGAAAGCATCGTACTCGAAGGACGGTGCTCCTTCATCCAAGCCGGACAGTGACATAGACTATGTCTCCACCACCATCCGCAGGCGTATTCCCGCCATCGAGATTGACTGGGAGGGATTTCCGCAGCAGGTGGCCGACGGAACCAAGATGATATACCCGAAACCGGTCATCCGTGATACGGCAGGGATTGTCCCCAATCCCCAGGCCATCCTTGAGTGCGAATGGTACACGAAGGCGGCCGGCGCCTCCTCATACGTGCTGGCCGCTGCCGGGTACTCGCCCTCCATCCCATGCACCGACGGCATGATGCTACAGCTGAAGGTGATTGACAAGGGCCCGTATGCGGCGGTGGTGACATCTGACGGCAAGTACGTGACGGATGACAGCGGTAAGTTTATAGTGGCAAGGAAAAGGGATGTTTAACCATTAATCGATAGCAGTATGGCATTTTATATCAAAGTGACGAGAGAGGTTGCGGACAAGCTGGGAGTGGCAGGAATCCGCAACAGCACTGCCGACGGCAATGTGCTGTTATGGCAGGCCGATGTGGCAGGCTTTCCCGGCGATACGGTATTCGACCGGGCGGCAGTAGTCGGGGGCGTGTGCCTTTCCCCGCAGCAGGCCAAGGGTGAGATAGACGGCGTGGAAGATCCGGTGGAGGTCGCCACTCCGGAGGGTTTCATGGATAAAGACGGGGAGGAGGTGACCGATGAGCGTAGCGAGTAAGGTCGGGCAGGTAATCTTTTCGCAAAAGTCTGGCGTTTACATGCCAGCGATTATGTGCGACAAAGGCGACCTCTATCAAGAGTATGATGGCGAGTCGGGTGCTCCGACAAACATAGCCCCCGACTTCACCACGATGAAGCCGACGCTCTCCTTCCTTCTCACCTCCTCACGGGTGGCTGAGGGGGTTGTGGTGCCCTCTTCCATCAGGTGGTATTTCAATGACGTGTTGATAAGCTTCACATCCAACGTTTCCACGAACACGTTCGGCGGCGAGACGGGGCATTTCAAGTACATCCCCTACAAGGCGGGCACTACGAACTATTACGGGCTTCAGATCGTGAAGAACCTGGTGAAGGCGTCGTCCGGTGCGAGCTGTAGCGTCAAGGCGGTGGCTACGGTGACCGTGGGCAACGTGTCGGATGAGGTGCAGTTCGTTTACAGCATCCCTATCACCAAGGGTGTGGGCAACCAGAACGTGGTGACCATCGTTTCCGGAGATGACAAATACTTTGCCATCCGTGAGAAGGGAGGCAGTGTCGTTCTCACGGCAATGGCGAGACGTGGAGCGTCAGAGATCACCTCCGGACTAACCTACAAGTGGTCCAGGATGGTTAACGGTGCCTGGCAGACACTCGTCGACCAGACCGGCAAGAGTCTGACCGTTACGGACAGCCTGGTTGACACTACGGGCATCTTTAAGGTGGAGGTGTCGCAGGGCGGCAATCTGATAGGCCTTGACACGCAGACGGTGATGGATTTGTCAGACCCCTACGACATCATAACTAATCCCAATCCCGAGGATGAGACGATTGTTTCCGGTTCCGGAGGTTCGGTGACTTATACGCCTATCCTTGTCAAGCGGGGACAGACCACGAAGGCAAAGAATATGCTGTTCTATTTTGTCTTTATGGATTCGGCAGGGGTCATTCTCAATCCGGCTACGGCGAATGTGGCTGCGGCAAGCGGTACCTGCACCGAAGCTATGTGCCAGCAGGCAGGCGGTAATGTGGCATGGGTAATAACGACAAAGGATTGAGGCATGGCAAAGAAAGCGTTGGCAAGCAAGACGGGAGAAGTGAAGTATCTCCAGCAGGGACCGGTCGGCCCACTGGTCTATCCGACCGGGGAGTACGCGGCATCCGTATCCTATACCCGTACCCCACTGTCCGCACCCATGGTGCTGTGTGAGGGGCAGTATTACGTATTGAACAAGGAGGGCACTTTTAAGGGTGTCAACCCCAAGACAGACTATGCGGCAAACGGCAGTAAGGCGACATGGGTAGTGATGGACAAGATACAGTATGCCTTTATCGAGGTACTGATGGCGAATTTCGCCAAGCTGGCAAGTGCGGTGTTCTATGGGCAGTATATGTTTTCGCAATACGGAATAAAAGCCGATGGCTCTGCTGTAGAAACGGTAGGCGGATATAAAGATTTTAATTACAATGACCCGATGAATCCGGCAAACAAGTTTCGACCAAACTTACTCCTTGATTTTCTGACTGGGAGCTTCAAGGGACGTAATGTTGAAGTTGAGGGGACAATTATTGCCAATGCATCATTTGTTCGGATGCATGATTTCCGTGCAAACGAGGGGTATTTCTTTTTGAATCCGGCTTTTGGCTCTGAATTTCGGAATGGCCGTCCAAACCGAATTTCCCAGAGTATGTATATGCTTCCAGAGGCTGTCCAATATAATGGGATGAAAATCTCGTTGACAATATATAATGCAGCAATGGGAAGCACTTATGGTTATACTTCAGTTGTAACAACAGATGGATTTAATGAACTTACATTTGAAAATAATGAATATCATTATTGCAATAAGATCGCTATATCAAAAAGCGGAGTATATGAGTTCATGTCATTAGGTGCAATATGGATTCTAACTAAAGGAACGGACGTAGCCTATTCTTATGCGGAATTGGAAGAACGTACTTACGAAGACCCAATTAATTAGCAAAATATTAAACAAAACGAGAATAAAAACAAAATGTTAAACCGGTTGTCGTTTTTATCCGAAAATGACGACCCTCAAAAATACAAAGGTATGCGTAAACCATTTTTGCGGTGAAGGTAGTCTTATTCAACAGCCTAACCAAAAAGGGTATTCTAATGACCCTCAAAAGTACAAGGGATATGATAGAGAAGGTAAACATAAGTCAAGTAATGAACCAGTGCCAGATAGTAACTGATGCAGACTATGTGTTTGTGGAAGAAGGAAATAGCCAGGGGAAAATGAAACTCAGTGTATTTGATTCGTTGTCCGAAGGGGTATTTATCATGTTCCATCGTAAGAGCGATAATTACCCGCTTATGGTTAAGCCGTACAAGTGGGCGAGCTATCAGAGTAGCGGCGAAATAGCCGAGGGCGTGGTAGTCGTCGAGGGCGGCAAAATCTTAGTCGTAGCACCTACCGAAACGTCGCTGTATTGGAGTAGCGCAGCCGTTAGCGGTGGAGGTAAGACCACAACCGACCGACTGACAGCGTTAGACGACTGGACGGGTAAGGCCAGCACCACAGCACAGATTACGCACGCCGAATGTAGCAGCGCAAGTTACGCACCGGGTTACTGCGCGCAGTACAGCCGCGTAAATGCAAACGGCAAAGGTTTGACCGCCGGGCGTTGGTGGTTGCCGTCGTTAGGTGAGTTGATGATGATTTACGCCAATATGCGTAAAATCAATTATGCGTTATCGCTTATCGAGGGCGCAACACAGTTAGCCGAAGCGTGGTACTGGAGTAGTACCGAGTACAGCGCGACCGGCGCGTGGGGTTTGAACCTCAATGACGGCATCGCGTACCTCAACACTAAGGCAACGCTCCAGATCAGAGTTAGGGCCGTTTCAGCATTTTTATATTAGATGGTTCTTGGGAATATAACTCTTTAACAGATACAAATCTTATAAATGAAACAGTTGGATAATAGTATAGGGGCACTTGCCCCTATACTATTCCAATGTAGCTTCAAATCCTCCTTCGAATGCACTGTTATCCGCTGCTTCCATCTTCATTGATATGCCAAAAGAACTCATTAGGAGTACATTTAGTATTGGCGTATAGACTAGCCGTTCAGCATAAATCCTGCACTTTCCATCAGCTTCAGTCTTAGCTTTAATCTTAATATTATAGCTACCTGAGAGGACTTTGACTTTTAGATTAGGATTGCCTGTTACATCACCAGCTCGTGATATGGAGATGTAATATAGGCTAGGCATTCCGCTTGATGTTGCAGATATAGACAAAAGAATTGAGCCTGTAACTGGAGTACTTGTAGTCTCAAACAGAAGTACACTATACCCGCCTTGGAACTCCGATAACACACCTGATGGCATTAATCCTTTATTGGAAACTGTAGCCACTGCCATCTTATTACGAATACTATCAACTACTCCCGTGGCTGTAATATCAATCTTCTCCATCATACCTTTGTATTTTTGAGGGTCATTAGAATACCCTTTTTGGTTAGGCTGTTGAATAAGACTACCTTCACCGCAAAAATGGTTTACGCATACATTAGGGTTAGCACTGACAAACAAACAGTCGAGAACCAAAGGTTCGAAGTCCAGAAATTTGCAACGGAAAAAGGACTTGTGATAGATAAATGGGTGTCCGAGAAGGTTTCCGGCACCAAAATTGCTAACGATAGGAAATTAGGCCCGCTTCTCAAGAGGATGAAGAAAGGCGACACTCTAATCATAACAGAAATCAGCCGATTAGGAAGAAACCTGATGGGTATTATGTCAATGCTTCACCTCTGTATGATTAAGGAGACTTGCGTTCTTACTGTCAAGGAGCGTTACGAATTAGGTAATAACATCAACAGTAAGGTATTGGCATTCGCTTTCGGTCTATCCGCTGAGATTGAACGTGATTTGATCAGTCAGCGAACCAAGGAGGCCCTTGCTTACAGAAAAGCCGCAGGAATACGACTTGGTCGGAAAAAGGGGGATAAAAACACGCATTACAAGCTTACAGGAAAGGAACCTCTCATTAGAACTATGCTCGAATATGGTTATTCAAAGGCAGCCATATGTCGTAAGCTTAAATGTAACCCTAAAACATTGGATGACCATTTGCGGAGAATGTCAAAAAAATAATGTCCTTTTTGAAGGCTACATCCATATCTATCTTTGCATTGACATTCTGTGTCAGTGGAAAATCCCGAATTGGCAGTATGTTTGACATAGGCTTACTTACTTTTGTGGTTGTCTGACAATTTGATGGTTATAAATAAAGTAATAAAATGGGTATGAATGATTGGGTTATGTTGGTGACCGCACTCGGTGGCATTGAGGGCATCAAGCAGCTTATTAAGTGGTGGATGTCGCGTAAGACCAACGCGCGTATTGAGGACGCGCATGCGGATGTCGAGGAGTTCAAGGCATTACGGGAGTACAACGAGTTCCTTCAGAAGCAGCTTTCGGAGAAGGAACAGCGGTTTGTGGAGCAGACTGACCGGCTCCGTAAGGCACAGGATGAGCTGTTTACACTGAAGGAGGCTAATTCTGACTTGAAACTGGAACTGGCACTCAAACGGTGTGAGAGAAAGAAGTGCGGTGATAGAGAACCGCAAAATGGGTATTAATTGAATAAGGAGGAAAATTGAAATGGCGAATGTGAATCAACTTGCACCGTTTATCCTAAAATGGGAAGGCGGTTTCGTGAATGACCCGGCAGACCTTGGAGGTGCTACGAATATGGGTGTGACTATCGGCACGTGGAAGTCATGCGGCTATGACAAGGACGGTGACGGTGATATAGACGTGGATGACCTGCGTCTGCTTACCCGTGAGGATGTCGTTAACCGGGTGCTCAAGCCGCATTATTGGGATAGATGGAAGGCAGATTTGATAACGAGCCAGTCCGTAGCAAATATCCTTGTCGATTGGGTGTGGGCATCGGGTGCACACGGAATAAAGATACCTCAACGTTTGCTTGGTGTTACTGTGGATGGAATAGTAGGTCCTAAGACACTCGCTGCGGTGAATGCCAGGAACCCGCGTGAGTTGTTCGACATGATTAAGATTGCACGGTTCGATTTCATCGAGGATATATGCAAAAAGCGTCCGGCGAACAATAAATTCAAACGGGGGTGGATGAACCGTATAAACGATTTAAGGTTCGAGGAATGAAAAAGTTACCGTGGATATTAATTGTACTGCTGGCAATTGCTTGTGTGACGGCTTGGTTCCGTCCGCATGAGCAGCCTCCGGCTGAAGTTCGTGTAGAGACGAAGATAAAGACGGTTGTCAAGGTAGATACGATGCTTATCTCTGCACCGATGGCTGTGTTCTGGCGTTTCGTGCCGGATGATACGACACGGATAGGTGATACGCTGCTTCATCGCCGACAAGTAGTGTATTCAGACAGCTCGTATCGGGCTGTGGTGAGCGGATATGTAGACCCTCGGCTGGATAGTATGGTGGTGTATCCGAAGACTGTGTATCAGACGGTGACGAATGATATTTATCATCCGGTGGTTGTCAAGCCGAAGAAAAAGCGGTGGGGCTTTGGTTTGCAGGCTGGATATGGCTATCCGGGTGGTTTTTATGTCGGTGGTGGGGTGAGTTATAATTTGTTTATGTGGTAGAAAAAACATACCTTTGTTGCTGTAGTAGTTTTACTTATCATTCATTTGATAAGTGGCCCCGGCTTCCGTCGGGGCTTTTCATATTTATAAAAGAAATGGTATCTGCTTGTTTCAATGAAAACGGAATTGATAGAGAATATAGGTTTTACAGAGGAGGAATACAATGCCAGGACTTTGGGTGAGGGTGTTGCCTCCTTTGATGAATTCATAAATGCGATAGTCGCATTTGTGGAAGAAAGTGGCGGCAGTCTGGAGGATGCCGTTGATATGGCGAACGACGCGTATTTTCAATTATAAATGATTATATAAAGTAGCTATGGCAGAAGAAAGTAAATATGCTTACGACGAGGAATCCGTCAAGGCAATAATCGAATGGGCACAAACAACCCAGTTACCCAAGGAGGTGATGCTAAGTGAGGCAGAACATATTTTTGACACCTCTCTGTATGTTAATGCGAATATCTGCGATATTAAGCAGCATTATCCGGATGCTTTCTACAATCCGGCTATTGATAGATTGTATCGGTTGAAGGAATTTGTAGAAGGAGTGGCTGAATAAGCTGCTCCTTTATAGTTCTCCGACAAAGTGTTTTGTTTCTTCATGTACCGTCAGAGAACTTCCTTTCAAATATTTGTTGGTCGTTGATATATCTGTATGCCTTGCCTGATCACGGGCAACTACTATACCGGCAGAGTTAGCTAAGTCACGGATTCCGGAATCTTTGAAGCTGTAAAATAAATAGGTATCTGGTAACTTTAAAACTGAACGGAGCTTATAGAATCTGTCTCTAATCACTCGGGTAGTAATCTTCTTATAGCCAGGTTTGAAGCCTTTACTGAATAAATAGCAATTGGTATCGTTATCGAATATATGCAAATCAATCATTTGCTTTATTATTTCATCATTCAATCCGACCATGCCATCTCGTCGATTTTTAGATATGTTTGATGCTACAAGTATCTTTTGTTCCTTTAGGTTTATATCGCATAACTTAATGTTTGTCAGTTCTTCTGGACGAATAAATGTGTAATACTCCATTCGGCAGACAAGAAGATAATAAGGATCATTTTCAGACAGATATTTAGTGATTCGCTTTAAATCCTCTGGAGAGATTGCAGTGCGTTTTTTATCTTCTTCCTTGAGTGACTTTATACGTTCGCACGGATTAGTTTCCATATATTGTTTTTCGACTAACCATGAGCAGAATGATGAGAGCCATATCTTATAATTGTTTCGGGTACGGGCGCTTGAATCACGGTCAAGTAGGAGATAGTCCAGGAAATCACTAATATAGGTTAGGTTGAATTGGTAAATGTACATGATTGGCAAGGTGTGGTTTTGCATATAATCACAGAGTACACGTAGTCTCTTATTGTAGTCTGTGAATGTATTGGGTTTGATGCTGCCGGCTTTTTGCAGTTTATCAAGGTATTTTGCATACATCTTAATCACATCTTCCACTTTTGCATATTGGCGAGAATTAGATAAATCTGCCCATGGGTTCCATCCGGAACGAAGTCTGGCGGTAACAGTTGCAATAATATCAGCAGCTCTTTTTCTACGTTCGGTGATTTTGCTTATTCCATCCAGCATATATTTCTTGCGCTTCATCTTTTGTTCTGCTGGGTCGTATGCAGTGAAATCCACATACCAGTTCTTGCCAGTATGGAGGGTGGGTAACGTATAGCTTACTATGGTTGCTAAGGAAGAACCTTTTCTTTTTTTAGAAAACATTTTTTTCTACGTTTTTCAAGTATGAAAACGTAGGATGTTAGACAATCAAAAATTAAATCTGTCCGACTTTCGTCCGACCTAAATCAATAAAACCACCGTAAATTTGTGATTTACAGCGGTTTGTTGTTGCACGGGAGGAGAGGCTCGAACTCCCGACACCCGGTTTTGGAGACCGGTGCTCTACCAACTGAGCTACTCCCGTGTTTGCGGCTGCAAAGGTAATGCAAACTTTCAA